GGTCTTTGTCAAGTTAGAACTGTTAAATGCATGGGTAGGACTGCGTGGAGTAGGTGTACCTGATACCGAGTCTATATTTAATTCCTTCATCATACGAGATGGATTGATTTCTATTAATTCTAAAGCAGTACCTAAACTTGCATATTCTCGCACGGTTCCTACTAAATTTGGATTAAATTGACCAGCTTTTGTTGCATCTAACTGATCTTGAAGAGTTCTAAGATTTGTTGATGCTATATCACGATTTATTGCTAACGCAAGTTGAGTACTAACATCTCCCGCGAATATACTAGGGGCTCGAAGCCCCTGTGCACGTTGATTGGCACTTTCAGCTTCGCTTATTTGTGCACGGAGCTTTCTTATTTCGTCACTTTCGCAGCTAGCATCGTCTGCCGAATCACCACATGATGTATATAATCCTTTGATAAGACTAATTTCTTGTAATTCTTTTACATTAATAGATGACAACAGTGGTTTTTGTGCAGGGCCACCAATGTTAGCAATAGCTTGTACTGCGATTACTTGTGGTAAATTAAATTCTACATTTAAGTCAATTAATTCACTACCAAGTTCCCCATCGTCAAATAATTTTGTACCTCGATTAAACATGTAGATGTATTTAGGTTCATCTTCTTTGTCACCGCGATAACGAGCGGGAGTTATACCAGTAATACTATTCAGAATATTACTTGTTTCTGCTTCTTCTCTATCAATACCAAGTGAAGGCTTGGAAAGTAATTTTGGTTCTTTCGACAGTCCCATATCAATCACATGGAGGCCTGGGTTCTTCACATCAGTAGAGTATAATTGAAGATTCCAGTAACCTTCTGTTGCCGAATTCATCATACTTAACAATGAACTTATTGCGGATGAAATTGTATCGGTGGATGTAAATGCTTGCTTAATTGCTTGGGTATTTAACCACACACCATTTGTTAATGAACTTGCACCCGCTACAGTATTTACTTTATTTAGTGTGTTGGTAAATGGGACAGATGACCCACTGATTTGTTGTGCTAAGGAACTAACTTTTAACGCATCGCTTACTTCTTTTGAGCCGGATGCGGCCGCATTTTTAACACTTTCAAATATGCCTTTATCTTTTGATTTTTCATATCTTATTTGTGCTTCTGGATTGTAAATAATCATTACGCCTGGGTTTACCGATCTTAAATTTGGATGGTATCCACATTGATTTGAAATTAGTCCAGATTCAAACGATCCAGTTGGATTTGCTACAGGTCGTAATAATGCTAAGTCTGATAGTGCTCCCACAGATGTACTATCTCCCAACATAGCAGCAATACCGTATTCTCTATCGTTTAATATTTTTTCTACAAAAAATGTCCACGATACATAATACTCATTTTCTCTAGTTCCCGCCTGAGTACTTTGCGCACCAACTTCATTAGTATCTTTATTTTTTATTGGTACAATTTGAGCACCCCAATCTATATCATTTTGATATCGTGACATCAGTTTACTAAACGAATTGTTTTTCCAATCATATGCACCATTAAAATACTCTTGAATGTCCATTACATCGCATGCCTTCGTTGGACTTGGGCAACTAGATTGTACCGCGGTGTGTTTTGTTGTTACTTCAAATTGTTGAACCGAGTGTAATGTTAAGTCTATTTCAAAAGTATTGTTTTTATTATACTTAAGATTAAATTTCACTACATAAGTAATAAAGGCTTCATAATTACCATTATTGTTGTAAATATATTCTTTGATAAAGGCGTTTTGTAGACGCTGACTTTTAATAAATTTACTGAAGTAATCACTAATGAATGATTCTGGTAAATTCCAGTCAAACTGTTTTATTTGTTTTTCTTTTTGATTAGCCGACATTCTACCTACTTCAAGAACTAATCTAGTAGCAGGGCGTAAATAATATCTAAGTAGTGTATCTACTTGTCCAATAGAATATGCAACTATTTTTAAATCAGCTTTTACCAATCCACCACGTACTCCCATTGGACCCGCAGTACTGCGCTCAACAGTGAATTGAGTAATTCCAGGTATAGGAATATTTGCTGCATCTCTTGTTGAATCAGACACAACCACGGGTACGGTAGTTTCCCCATTAGCACCAGCTCTTGCGTATCCTATAATACTTTTATTACTTTTTGGTAGGTAAATATCATCGAAAGATATATTATCTTGACCATGTATACCAAGTGAAGGGCAGTATGCCGAAGTTTGTCCGTCTGGTAAATTGTCGGGCAATACTCTTGACAACGATGTTAGTTTGACAAACGGCATATATGTATTCGCCGTTTCTGCCGATACTCTGCGCCGTGTTAGTTCGTATTGAATATTTGGATGAAATGATTCAAGTGATTCAATAAATGGTGAGATAGCGGCTGGTGACTCTGGTGCTTGTCGTGGGGTTACTCCTCCTGGGTTAGTAAACGCAGAAGATGGGATGTATGGTAATCCGGAAGTGTTCCAATATAATGCTACACGTTCACGAGCGCCTGCTTGGTTTTCACTTATCCATTTGTTATCTTCCCAAAGTTTTAATTCTGCTTTCGCAACATCTCGTATAATATTACCGTGTGCTATATTATTTGGCCGCAGTACAACGAATGCTTTTCCTAGTCCGTATTTAGTGTCAGACCGTACTCTATTGCTTAAGTTACCACCAATTATTGTAAAACCTGGACCGTCGTTATCTTCTATTACAACATCTCCATGACTAAACCCGCCCCATCCAGTAGTTCTATCCCACCCATCAAATGTTAAATTGTTGTTCGCACGATTGATTACTACGATGTCGCCAGGTTGTAATTTAATAGGTACACCAAAGTTTGTTGGTTTGAGGGCTTTCCATGGAAATCCTCCACGACGAATTGCATTAGCGTATTCAACGTGAGCAACAAAGTTTGGTCCAGTTGGGAATGTAAGTCCGGTTACACCTTCTTTTCTTGCTGCTTCATTTACCACCCAAACGATAAACGCAGCACTCCACGGTGCATCATTAACTTGTGCCATATTAGATATTTGGAATAAAAAGTCTGGTACCAATAGGTACTGCCATACTACCGTTTGCTAAGTTATTAGCCTTTGCCAACATCCACCAATTTTCTGTGGTGTTGTAAAACTTATAAGATAAAGTATCCAATCTATCACCGTCTTGAACGACATAATAGAATGGAATATCTTCAGACGGAATTGAGGTTGGTAACACCGTCTTATAGTATGGAATCTTTTTAGTAGTATCTGTTTCTAATGGTGTAGTATATCGTTCCATATATGAGTCTAGTTAAGGAATAGGTTGACCACTTTCATCTAGTAATACAAACCCTTCTCCAGTAGTCGGTCCAGTGGTAGGAAACTTAGTTGGAGTAATCAACGAACCCAAACTTTTAGGTGGGGCCACTGCGGTATTTGGTCGTGCAGCTATAGCAGTTGTAGTGGCGGCAGACCCCAATCGTTCTATCCCTAGTTTACTAGCATCTTCTGTAATCTTATAGAATGGACTGTCTGAGAATTTACTACGTTTTTCAAGAATACTCAGTTGCATTGTAACATTAATTGCAAATGGTACTTCTTTATCAATATCAAATGTAATACTTTCATCCAAGAAATCATAGTCTAAAGATTCAATATAACATGGTTGGTTATCGTAAATACCACCGATAGTAATTTTAAACAAAGGCGGAACCATAAATCCATTTTTTATTTCTTTTGGAAAAGTTAAACCGGATAGATAATTTACTTTGGTCCACATACCATCTCGTTCGTCTGGTGAAAACGCCACGATATTGAATGTTAAATTCACACCACGCTTTACACCACCATAAGTTACAAATCGTTCGGTACGACCGACATATCGTTGTTCATTGAATTCAGGCTTGATTGACTCTTTAATAGATGATAGTAATGCACGAAAGTATACGGGATTGTTACCATCTACATCAGAAAATATAAATCGTATAATATCTGTATTTTTATCTTGCTCTTTTATTATTTTTCTGTAACTAATGGTATTTTCTTCAGAGGCAGGTACGAATGGAGCAATATTATATGGGTCTTTTAATGTTGATTTTAAACCGTTATCAGTTGGATAATATGATGTAGGTTTTGCAGTACCAAATGTTTTGGTACTTGGATTTTCGTCCGTATCAGCAAAACCATTATCACTTTCATAAAAATATTTGTTTTTTAGTCTACTATTTGTAGAGTCTCCTCTAAATTTTCTTAGTTGTCTATCATAAAAGTTTTTTCTAAAGTCCTTGGCAGCCTTTACAAATGTGGGGATTTTTTGTGGTTCGCTTGAAAGTGGTATTGGTAAAGGAATATTATTTCTTAATGATTTTGGTAATGCACGATTTAACGCTGCAGTAGCAACAGATACTATTTTTTTACGCGCGGCTGATACCACCACATCTTTAACATTAGCAGTTAAACTGGTTAATACTTTACCTCGTTGTTCTAACGGTTGAGGAGCGAACACCATAGGTCCAATTGCATCGGTAAATACTTTATATTCTGGTCTAGAACCTAAGAAAGTCTGTGGTAAGGGGACTATGGTATTAGCTGCGTTTTTTAATTGTGTTGCTACATAAGTTTTTGCTATACTTCCAATCGTAGGTAGTAATCCGCGGCCGCCAGTAGACAATGCTTGAAGTTGACCACTAATAATAAACTTACTAGTTACATTATTTACTGTAGTATTCTGTAGTAGTCCAGATGCAGCTCCGGTGACTTCTTGTGTTGGTATGTGTCGTCTAGTATGTAAGAACGGCACAACATTTAATAATGGAGATGCTGGATTGTACAGTTTTGTATTAACGAAAGTATTTCCAGTTTGTAGTAAAGCCTGCTTAGTTAAAAATAACACACCCTCGGCAGACGCCAAAAATTTACTGACTCGTTGAGTGTCACGCAGTACAGATATAGTAGGGACCGAACGATTGTCATTCTTGATACGACTACGACTACCAAAGACTCCTTCGGTATCTGGTTTGACTCTTACGAACTGGTCAGAACTTGGAGAAAATCTTTTATAGATGTCCTGAGATTTTTCGTTAAATAGGTCTGCTAAGGTTGCCATAGATTATCTCACTTCGTTACGAGAGTACACACCAACCAATTGCATACGAGGAACCGTTTGTGTACTACCACCAACATTAATTGTCGTAGTTGCGTTCGATAATGCGGTAATAAGACTATCAACCTTGAGAACCAAATCAGAGTTATTGGAACCAGCGTTTAGTGATCCCTTCGGGAAAAGATTAGTACCGGCGATAATATCATCTGCGTTATTCATTGCAAATGCGCCGGTTGGGGTGACCAACATTCGTTTACCATACCCAGCGGAGAACATGTCGTTTGCTTTAGTTAAATATCCTCCTACTGCTCCACCTAATGCACCACCAACCATCATACCTGCTGGACCAAAGAATGCACCAAGACCTGTACCGATTAATGAACCAATAGTACTACCTGTTGTGGTTCCCCCCAAAGCATTTCCTAGCATTGCTCCACCACCTATACCAACACCGGCTGCACCTAAGGTGCCCAACATCCCAGTAGCTCTATACATAGCTCCAACTCTTCCTAGTCCACCCATAGGAGAAACGAAACCCATAGACCTACCAAGTGAACTTAATCCACCAGAGCGAGCCACTGCCAACAGTGCTTTAGCTGCTGCGAATCCAGCAATAGCAACTCCTCCAAATGTGGTAGTCAATAGACTAAAGGCTCTAGTACCAATCGCTACTAGTGTTGCACCAAAGTTATTAGTTTTCTTTGCTGCTTCTGTCATTTGTTCTTCAATAGATTCTGCTGCACTCTTTTGTTGACCTCCAGCTTTTAAGAAATCTTCAGCGGAAATACCTAATTGTTTGAAGAGCGCACGAGTACTGGTACTTTGTAGGAGATTTGCTGGAATGGTTGCTCTAGCATATGCCATCAACGCATCTGGTCCTTCTTGTTCAGCAACTCTGACTAATGTACCAAAATCTACTTGTGCTCCAAGCTGATTAAGTTGTGCAACGGTATCAATCGTACCATCAAGATTGGTGACCAATCCTTCTTGAGCGGCTTGAACTCCTGCTAAACTAATTCCTAAGCGTTCTGCATCGGTAGCTGCTTTTGCGAACTTAGGTCCATATAATAAGAATGATAATGTATTCTTGTTAACAATATTGGCGAATTGACCAGAGGATAGACTTGCTCGACCACTTGCTTTACGGAAGTTTTCAAATTGTGCTTCCGTTGCCATTCCCGTGGTAACTAAGGCACGAAGAGATTCATTGGTAAGTTGGAATTCTGATTTGAACCCACCCTTAAGATTTGCAGCGAATGCTTTAGTACCGTCTGCACTAAGTTGAAATCCTTCACGGGTACTGATAAAGGTATCGGTCAGTGCTTGTTGAGCTGCTTGTTGTTGTGCAAGAGATACTGCTCGGTCTGCATCCAACTTTAATATTTGGGCGACAACCGCTGCTCTGTTTCGGAATTCTAATTCTATACCACGGGTTGCGCTGGTTCCTATTGTGGATGCAAACTTAATACCAGCTTCACCGATTTTTAGAAACTCTGATCCCAATCGTTTAGTTGCTTCAATTAACTCTTTTTTAGTAGCTTTAGACTTATCATCAACTTCTTTTTCTTTCTTTTTTCTTTCTGAGGCTTCTTTATCTTCTTTGGCACGGTCTAATGCAGCTTGTTCAGCTTCCTTATTTGCGTTCATCAGTGCAAGAATACTGTCTGTTAATTTTTGTATAGCAGAACTACCTTGTTCAAAATCTTCTTCCATGTGCTATCTCTTTGAAGGTCTACTTTTTTGTGCCGACTTTACCGCTTCTGCTTCTTTGGTTTTTGCATCTTCCAATTGTTTCATATGGAAGGTTCGTAAATAGACCGGCATATTATACACTTGTTGGAAATCAAACGCTCCATTACTATAATACGCCATTGTAAACAACGTCTTGTGGATATCGACCTTATGTTCCGAAGTCAGGCCAAAAAAAGTTTGCCCCAAAGGGCATCCTCGCTTTAATTGTACCGTCGCAGTTAGAACATTGTATATCTAAATCAAAGTTGACATCTGGAGAAACCTTCTTATAGTGTTCACGAAATGCTCGTACATCACGAATAATCATTGCATCAACAAATTCTCGAACTACTTTACGGTCACTGTTTCCATTAACCGAAGTAATCATATACTTCAATCGGGTAGTGGAATCTCCTTCAATTGACTTGTTAAACTTCTTCATTCCTTCAACTTCTGCTTGAATATCCTTTTCATCACCGCGAGTCAATAACTTAAATGTAATTACAACACCAGTTGGTAAAGTGACTTGATACTCACTGTTTTCTGCTGGTATATCTGGGGTAATGGTTTCCAACTTCGATAAGTCAACGTTATGGTCAACCTTGGTTACGCAGGTACCACAGACCAACTGAATTGGATACTCCTTCCCGTATGCTAAAATACGAGCGGCAACCATTACTGCATTTAAATCCCCAATCAATAAATCATCTGGTTTGACGCCTGGTGTGACAATCAAACTTTCCATCAATTTGTCAATGACCACACCCTTTTGAATCAAATTGGTCGAGGTCAAGATATCTTCTTCCTTAGCGGTCATATACTTGACATCGACTTTTCCACTTCGTAACGGACTCCCCTCAGAATAGAACTTCCCACCACTTGGAAGGTCTATCGTTTCTGTCGGGAAATTGTATTCTGCCATAATAACTCCTTAAACTATTTGGTTTTACCACCTATATAAATATCCTTACTCCACGTTTTTAGTAGAAATATCCTGCTTATAAACCTGATTTATTTTACTGACAAACTCCTTAAAATACGATTTTGACCGTTCTGGGGTGACCAACGCCCCGTCCACCACCAAGTCTGCCACCTGCTGCTTCTCTTTAAGGATATCCCGCATATATTCGTCAATGGTATCGGCGCATAACATATAATAGACTTGAACTTGACCCTTTTGACCGATGCGGTGGGTTCTGTCCTCTGCTTGTTCGTGGTTTGCGGGAACCCAATCACAATTGAGAAAAACAACTGTATCTATCTGATGTTGGAGTCCGTCAATACCCATACCTGCTGCCATCAAACTGAATAGTCCGACTTTTGCTTCACCCTTGGTTAATCGGTCAATAGTATGTTGACGTTCCTTACTATTCATCTCACCCGTCAACATTGCCGCCTTATCTCCGTATTGTTCAGCCAAGAACTTCAATGGAGCAAGATAATTACTGAAAATGAGGATAGGTTTATCGTTATCTAAGAATTCATCCACCATCTCCACCAACCGTGGAATCTTCTTTTCAATCAAGAAACTTTGAATCTTTGGCATGTGACCAATGGTAGGTTTCTCCACCTTCCATCGACCAAAAACTTCTCTTAATAATTCCTTGTATTGCTTTTGTTCGTCCTTCGTCAATTCCACATACAAGTCATTGCGTTGTTTTGCTGGAAGTTCCGTCAATATTTGTTCTTTCTTTCTGCGGATAACCAAATCCTTTGTACGGTCATGCAAGTCTTGGAGATTACGGGGGGCTTCTCCTTTCCATCCACCGTATCGTTGGGTGAAGTGGAAGAAATTATTGAAACGCTCTTTGTCAAGGAAGTTCAACAAAGCGAACGCTTCGATTGGACGAGACATCACGGGAGTACCAGTGAGGAATAAGCAGTACTTCGTTTTAATGCCGGGATATTTTCGTCGTTCTTTATAAGAACCTAAAATAGACTTTGCTCTGATGGTTTGTCTGTTTTTTAGATAGGTAGCCTCGTCACATACCAGCAGGTCAAACTCTTGCTTTCGTAAATCATTGACCACCTTACCGACCGCATCATAATGGACGATGTGGAACTGATTCGACAGCTTTCCATCATAACTCTTACTATCCCAGATGGTGGCATCTTTGCCCGTGAACTTTTTGATTTCACGCTTCCAATTGACCACGACTGATAAAGGACAGACGATAATGGTTTTGAGTTTCTTGTGTTGGGCAAATCCAATAGCTTGTGCAGTCTTACCCAACCCAGGCGCATCGGCAATCAAGCAACGACCATCTGCTCGTTCGACGAACTTGACACCGACTTTCTGGTATGGATAGAGTTGGAGTTGCATCCCCTTAATGTCAAATTCTACATCTTCTTTCACACGTATTTCGTCTAAATCCTCACGGCGGTCTTTGAGTTTCTCCAGTAAGTTCAATACCTTGTCATCACATTTGATATTGGTTGGACCGAATACATTAAATGCTTTGGGGAGATGTACCGCAGGAAACTCCCACCACTTTTCTTCCCCGTTCCATTTCCGACCATCCACTTCATACTTGAACTTTGCCATCAAGTTGGGATTATATGGCATAACAACAACCGCAGTTTTACTATCCTTTAAATGAATAGTAACTGTGGTATCTGTAGATGTTTGTGGTGTATTGGTGACAGTCGGATTATTGGTTCTCGCTATCTTTAAGTGCGAGATATCTTCACCTTTAAGAGTCAATGTCGCCGCTTCTTTCCAGACTTCGGGAATCCCGACAGTCTGCGTCATCCAAGTTAGGTATGACTGATTATTATAATATATGTGGGCGAGTGAGTGTCCTCTGAACTTCCCGAATGTCAGTATCGCGTTATTCGCTGACTGATGTAGCATCAGTATTTTCTACCTTGACATATGTGAGACTATCTAAATCTAATCTCCACCCCTCACTTGGGTTAAGATTCAACATTCGCATCATTTCTTCATTTGCTTGCATAACTTGCTTAGTCAAATCAGATTGATACATTTTTAATAATTGATTATTACTTTCAATTAAACTACGTAATGCTGTTGGTAGTGGAACCGTTTGTGCCATAAATTACCTTTTGTTGGTGTTTAATTAAATTTAAAATATAGTTTATTATTTGTCAAGGGATGCTTGGTCGTGGAGTAGGTATATACAAGGAATCTGGACAACCAGCTAATGCTTGTGCTGCGCTACAGGTGGTTGGAATTTGCATACAGACAATACTATACTGTGACCCCGATGGGACATTATAGTTCGCACCTCGTATACCACCAATAAAAAACTGTGCGGATAATGAAGGTTCTAACGCCATACACCGAACAGTACCATCTGGACACGTTAGTATATTAGTTCCGTTTGACCCCGATGGTCCTTGATTTCCAGTAGCACCAGATACCAGTAATGACGGATTTGCAGCTGAAGCGGTTTGACATCCTTCCAAAGTTACATTTAACCCAGCAAA